GAAGATTTACGAAGCCTATGGGGATGCCGGAACTGAAGAGGCGGCTCCAGAAGCCGAGCCTGAGCCTTTTGAGGGCGACAGTTCAGAGATTGACCAAGCCATTACATCCCAAAACGCAGAAGGGCTTAGGCCGCTTATAGAATCAATTTATGAGCAGGAGTCTTCTAGCGGCACTAACCCTGCGGCTGAACAAGAAAACTATGCTGGCGCAGCCGGTGGTATGCAAGTTACCCCAAAGGCTTTTCAAGAAGTCCAAAACAAAGGCTATTTGCCTCAAGACTACGAACTGAATAACCCGCAGCATCGGTTAGAAGCAGGCGTAGCGTATATCCGTTATCTGGCCGACATGTACGACAACGACCCGGAAAAGATTGCTGCGGCGTATTACGGTGGTCCCAGCGCAGTATCAGAAAGCGGTATTGCTAGAAACCGCCGAGACTCCAAAAACCCAAATGCTCCAACGGTAGGGGAATACGCTGATCAAGTATTGGCGCGACTGATGCCGACTGCTCAGGCTAGCGGGATGGCTGAGGGCGGCTTAGTTGAACCCGGTAACATTGACGTTTCTAAACTGCCCAAGGTGCGTAACCCTGATGGCTCTTACAGCACTGTTCTTACAATTGGTATTGAACAAGATGGCAAACATTACGTTATTCCCACTGTAATTAATGGTCGTGTTGTTTCCGAAAAAGAAGCCGTTGATTACTTTAACAAGACTCGTAAGCATCTTGGCGCTTTTGGCACCCAAGAAGAAAGCGATGCCTATGCTCAGCGCCTTCACGATCAAGAGGCGCAGCGGATCAAAAAAGCCCGTGGCGGCGTTGCATACACGCCACAAGAAGAACTCTTGCTAAGAAGGTACGCAAGCAGATAGAGTCAACCCCATGAAAAAGAAGGACAAGTACACCCCCGTCCAGATTGAGGACGGCAAATGGTATCGCGTCCGGGGATATACACACACAGAGTGTTGCGATTGTGCGTTAGTGCACAAGGAAGAGTTCCGTCTTGAAGATGGGCACTTGGAGTGGCGAGCCACCCGAGATGACAAGTCCACCGACGCTCGTCGTAAAGAACTTGGAATAAAGGTGAATCGTGCCGCAAAAAGTGAGTAATGAAGAATTTGTTGAAGCATGGCGTCGTTTTGAGGAACCTAAAAAAGTCGCTGAATATCTTAACTTAGCAGTCCGTAGCGTACATGGCCGTCGAGAAAGGCTTGAGTCAAAACTCGGCATTGTTCTGGCTAGCAAAACTGCTAGGTTGGGCTACGGAAATAGCAAGACAAACCTGCGCAAGTCAAGACAGGAGTCTGCTGAAAAGCGCGAAAGGATTTATCACAAAGAGATCAGTGAAAAGCTGCTTGACGGCGTAATCATGGTCGCAAGTGATGCGCATTACTGGCCCGGTATTGTCAGCACCGCTCATCAAGCCTTTTGCCGGTTAGCTAAGCAGATTAGTCCACGCATGGTGGTGCTCAACGGAGACATTTTGGACGGGGCCAAGATCAGCCGGCACGCCAGAATCATGTGGGAAAAGCAGCCTTCGCTTAAAGACGAACTGCATGCTGTTCAAGACCGATGCGCGGAGATCGAACGGGCTGCGCCCAATGCCAAGTTCATTCGCACCATTGGCAACCACGATGCCCGGTTTGAAAACTACCTGTCGTCTAATGTGCCGGAGATTGAAGAGCTACCGGGGTCAACGCTGTTTGATTACCTGCCAAGCTGGCATGCAACGTGGGCGCTCCATATCAACCCCAAAACGGATGGGTGGCTTTCAATTCGGCACCGCCCTGTATCTGGTGGGATACACGCTTCGTATAACAGCACCCTACGGGCTGGGGTGTCATACGTTCATGGTCACCTTCACAAGCTTCAGGTTACGCCTTGGAGCGACTATCGTGGTCGTAGATACGGTGTAGACACAGGCACGCTGGCGGAACCATATGGGCCTCAGTTCAACTACACCGAAGCCGGCCCCGTCAATTGGGCATCGGGCTTTGCCGTCATTACGTTTGTGGGCGGTAAGATGCTTCAGCCGGAACTGTGTATCGTCGAACATGGTAAAGCTTGGTTCCGGGGGAAAGAGATATGAGCCGGTGCACTGAGTGCCGTCATTTTATCAAGACTTACGAGGACGAAGGCTGGTGCTCACACTCCAAATACGCCGGCTTCGTGGCCGTTAAATTCAACGATGAACGCTGCCAAGGGCATGGCTTCGTTAGGGAAAGCGAACTCCGTCCGTTGCCACCTTCTGGGCCTGTAGAGACTCCACATAGGCTGTGACGATGGCTTCGATGAATTCGTCAAACTGATCTGGCGTAAACTTCATAAAGTCATACACCCCATTGGCTTCGATAAAGTGCCCCGCTACCGCAGCAGCATCATTTAACGCCATCTTCTCATTGGGTGATTTGTCGATCATATAGTCATCCATGCATGGCATTGAGCAAAACCGCGCTTGAGGTCGAGTCGCCCCCGGCGGAGGGATATACAAAAACCCCCGAGCCTCCCGCGAGCACATCGGACATAAACCGAAACTCGACAATCTCCGTGTACTTGCCATTTTTGCGAACCCGAATCTCCGTAGGCTTGATTAAGGCATCTGCTTTACCAAGGGCTTCCGCTGTCGTATTGGGCAAGATACCGGGGGCGTTCATGCGCCGACGCCACCATTTAAGGGCCTTATCTTTCGCGTAGCCCTTGTGGTCAAAGCAGACCCATTCACGGTACACCGCCAGCCCTGAGCGGTACTCCACTCGCATACTGTTCGGGCTACCCGGCTTGACATGTTGTCTGTACGCAACACTGTTGACCGGAATCCACTGGCTCGGAGCCTCCGCGCTCATTACCGGCAGCGTGGTCGCTGTGTGCTCAATCTCCGGCTCTTTCGGTGGCCATACGTAGCCACAATCGGGGCATTCAGCGCAGCCGGCAAAGACAATGCTCTGGCACTTGGGGCAGTCCTTGGTCGGCGCTACGCCCTCTCCGGTCGATTTACGGGGCTTCTTGGGGTTGACCCTATCCACCGGGCCATGCCGAGCAATGTTGCCTGCAAAGTCCAATACGAGGCAATCAGGCTTATCCGTAAAGTTCCGCATGCCCCGGCCCATGATTTGTATATACAAGCCGGTTGACTGTGTGGGCCGTAACAACGCGAGCATATCCACCGCTGGCGCGTTAAAGCCCGTGGTCAGGACACCCATAGAGGCTATGGCGCGGATCTTCCTAGCCTTAAAGTCCGCCACAATCTGGTCACGTTCGGCGTCAGGGGTATCCCCGAAGATGGTAGCGCAGTCAATCCCATGACTACGGATCAGCTCGGCAATGTGGGTGGCATGGCTCACGCCCGCGCAGAAGATCAGCCATGACTGCCGGTTCTCGCCATAAGCGATGATTTCCTGCACTACGGCTTCGTTTACGTCGAGCTTATCTACCGCCCGCTCCAGCTCCCCCGGAATGAACTCGCCCCCTCGGGTGCCAACGCCGGTCACATCAAGGCGCGTCTTGGGTTGCTTGGATACCAACTTGGTTAAATAGCCGGCCTCCACCATGTCTTTCAACTCGGCTTCGTAAGCAATCGCATCAAACAGAGCATCGTCTCCAGAGTGCAGCACCCCAGAGTCCAGCCGGTACGGCGTTGCCGTCAGCCCAATCACACGCACATGCGGGTTCATGGTTTTAAGGTTCTTTAAAAACCGCTGGTACATCGTGTTGGCTTTGCGCGGGCACAAATGGCACTCATCAATCAAAACCAAATCGACCTTCGTAAACTGCGAGGCTTTGTTGTGCACCGACTGTATCCCACAGAATACAATTGACGGGTCGTACTCGCGCCGCTTGAGGCCCGCAGAGTTGATGCCCGCCGGGGCTTCGGGCCAAAGTGTTTTTAGCTCATCGTGGTTCTGACGGATCAGCTCGCGCACATGCGTAATGACCAGAATCTTGGTATCTGGCCAGCTGCCGAGCACTTGCCGGCAAAACTCCGCAATCACAACGCTCTTGCCTGTCCCTGTGGGCAGCACAATCAATGGGTTCCCATCGTGCTCTTTGAAGTAGCGCAGCGTAGCGTCAATGGCTTCGCTCTGGTACGGTCTTAATTGAATCACGAATCTAACTCCGCAGTTGGCATGCTTTTGATTATTTTGTTTGCAAGTTTTTTAACGATTTCAAACTCAGCTTGTGACTGTGAAATGATGAGTGCGTAGGCGTAAACATCCAAAGCTTTCATCACAATATACAAGTCATCGCTTGTGACGTAAAAGGTGGCTTCTACATCATCTTCGTTAATTTCTTCATCATCTATTTCGCCATGTCTGTCCATGCTGTGCCGTCCTTCATCAAGTACTGAATCCAGTTTGGCCCAGAGTCTATCTGTTCTCCGGGGATGATGTCGGGCACAAAAAGATGATGTTCGCAGCCCTTGATTTGGGCATCTGTATCTAAGTCTTTGTTATGCCACTCGCATTTCCAACCACCCGTCTTGAGCGGCGAGCTATGCAAGCAGGTCCTGCACGATTTCTGGCGCGGCATGTCTTGCTCGTGGCACATGCTATGGAAAGTGCAGTACTTACACTCATGCCACGCGGCATCGTTTGAAATCTTTAAAAACGGTCTTGGCGAAAAAATGATGCGCCTTGCTTTCTCAATAAACTTTTCTGCTTCATCTTGATTGTATTCGGTAACGACGCTTGTAATGTCGCGCACACCGGGGCTTGCTGCCGTCAAGTAATGCTTCGTAGCCTCAAAGAAGTGCATGTAAATCTGGGCCTGCGCGTAATAGATGTAGTCCCAGTGCTTGAGCGCCTCACCCTCCCCCTTCGACGCCTTGAGGGATATGAGCTTCTTGTACTTGGTTTCGTTGATGACCTTGCACTCCCAGACATATAGCGTCTCGGGATCTTGCAAAAGCCCAGTCATAAGCCCGTCGCAGTTACCGCGAAAGTGACCGCCAATCGCTTCAAAAGAGTGCTGGACACCGGGTTCTTTTTCCGTGGAAAGATCGACCGAAGGAATTTCCTTCAGCAGGGCTGCAACGACCTGTTCGCCCCGGTGCCCATCGTTGATTCTACGTAGCCCCGCGGCTTCGATAAAGCCACGCTTCACCCAGCGGAAACTAAGCCAGAGCTTACGCTCGCAACCGTCGCCAATAGCAGAAGCGCCCAAGTAATTTCTAACTCGGGTTTCTTGCTGGGACTCCATCACGGCATCTAATGCACGCAATGTAGGATCTTCAAACTGTGGAATCTTGACCATAGCCCCTCCAAGAGGGGGCGCGACACGCGGGGGAGCAAAAAGCGGGGGTTGTTAACTTGCTCTCCCGAATGCCGCGCCCTTATGTTACTTCTTGTGACGTTCCCAAGGCTTAGCCGACGAGGCCGGAGCACTTGGAGCGGGTTGTGCAGCAGGGACCGCCGCCACGCGAGCACTAGCCATCGCCGTAGCATTTGAAGGAAGGTAGGTCGCCCTCGTTTCAAGGCTACCAGTCTTGCCTTCCTTGTGCTTGATGCCTACCCGCAGCGGCTTGAAGTGCAAGGCTTCAGAATCATCCGGCGGAAAGTCCATCCCAAGCGCCGTGTAGATCGCGTGGAACTGACGCTGGGCAATTGCCTGCGCCTGCTCATTTACGTTCTTCAGATTCAGTCGGTCCCAGTACTTGCGACCCGGAGCGCACGGGCCACTCAGGATGTCAAACTCCAACTCCAGATACCAGCCGGAGCCGGACTTGGTGTCCCGCTTCTCCGACTTGATGATCTGCATGGTGTACTCACCCACCGGCAGGATCTCCTGCGTATTGGTCTGTTGGATGTTCTGGAAATCAGAGACGTTCAAATCAAGCTTAGCCATTTTAATTACTCCCCAACGATGTTGTTCATAGCGGTACCAAGCGCATCAGCAAACTTGGCATAATCCAAAGGCAACGAATCCGGCAACGGCCAGCGCGACTTGGCTTGCCAGCCCGGACGCTCTTGCGTGTACAAGACGCGATTGCCACTACCTACGGCGCGAGTGACTTTCTGGTTAAAGCCAACGTCGCTCTTAACGGTGCTGTACTGCTGGTTGGCAAACATCAAGATGTCACACCACTCCGCAATCAAACTCGCGCTCGCGTGATGCAAGTCCAATTGATAGCGGTCATATGGGTCCGCCAGCGGATCGTCGAATCGCTTGACCTGCGTGTGCGCGAGCATCATCACCTGCATGTTTTTGGCATTACGCAAGTGATCCAACCCATCCAGAATCTGCCGCCAGTAATCCACAGCAGCTTTGTACCCACGCCCGTAACCGATGGCGTCGATGGTTGCGACATTATTGTCCTTGGCAACGCGCTTATGGACCAACTGCTCAGCCCAGTCCGCGCTATCAATCACCACGGTTTCAAAGTCATTCTCTTCAGACGCCAATACGCCAATGGCATCCATGATGTCTTCAAAAGACTGACATAACGGGAACGCAGTGGCGTTGATGGCGTCGAGGCCCTCTTCGGTCTGGATGAAGACCGGGTTTGCGGCCTGTGCGGCAAAAGTTGATTTGCCGATGCCGTGAGTGCCGTAGACCACGATGCGAGGCGGTCGAGCCACCCCTGTTTTTCTCAAACTATTTAATGAAATAGCCATTGCTATCAAGCTCCTTTTAGGATGGTAACCGCCGTCTTGGCGGGTTTGATGGTTAACGCCTTGGCGAGCAACTTGTAAATTTGCGGCTCGTTGTTGGCGAGGTACTTCACACCCGTGTCGTCAAGTTCGCGCTTGATCTTCACCGGCTGGAGTGCTTCAGGGATTTTTGCCGCAATCGACGCATCAAACATCTCCCAGTCCAGCTTGCGGTTCAGCTTGCCGGTAATGGTGATCTTGTAATCGCCAATCGCATGAGTTTGCGAGCCTTCTTCGCGAGCGCCCACAAGCGCAATCAATTCTTCTTCCAAGGCTACGCGCCGCTCGTTGGCTTCCTTTTCGACAGCTTTGGCGGCAAAGAGATCATCTGCAATTTCAGTTTCCGTTCGCATGTTTCAAGTCCTCATTCAGGGTTTGTGTTTGTCTACGGAAAAGGATGCTATACCCACTTGTGACGAATTGCAAGGGGTGGCAAGATGTCACCGTCCAAGGAGGCTGGAATGACTCTTCAAGAGTGGCTAGATCGAAATAACTTGACGCACGCAAAGTTCGCTGCTATGTGCGGGTGTACCCGTGCCGCCGTATCCCGGTGGGTAGCGGGTTCGAGAGCGCCTTCGCCTAAGTGGCTAAAGGTAATCGAACGCAAAACCAAGGGTCAAGTTAAAGCCTCTGGCGAAGTATCGTCAGATCGCGACCTTGCTTTTTTTGAGATTTATCGAAACGGCTACACGATTTCTGCCGCAGCCAAGAAACTCGGCATACATCGCAATACGCTAAGTCGATACTTTTCTGGGCAGTCGCATACGCCTTCAGATATTGTGTCAAAGATTTACAAGTTAGCGGGGTTGCAATGATTGACATCATAATTTACGGCAAGCCGGTCGGCAAAGCCCGTCCGCGTTTTGGTCGCAGCAAAAATGGTGGCGTTGTCACGTACACGCCGCGTGAAACCAAGAACTACGAGCAGGCCGTTGCTACGCTCGCGCAGTGCGCCATGCTCGGCAAAGACATGTTGGAAGGGCCGGTGAAGGTAACGATTGCGGCGTACTTTGAACACAAAAGCAAAACCGGATACCACATCTCGCGCCCCGATCTCGACAACATTGTCAAAGCCATTCTTGATGGACTCAATGGCGTGGTGTTCTCAGATGATGCTGTTGTTGCGTGCCTCGTGGCATCGAAGAGTTACGGCGAAGAGCGCGTAGAGGTCACGGTCGAAAATGTCTGAAAATTTCATGGAACAATATGGCGCGAAACTGCTCGACGCAGGGTATCGCATCATTCCGATCATGCCGGGAACCAAGCGCCCCGGTCGCTACGATGGCGAGAAGTGGGGTGACCTTGCGCGCTGGACTGACATCAATACCCAACCGATTCACGTAGATATCTGGTCCAAGTGGCCGGGTACTGGGGTCGGCATCCTGACGGGCAACGTGGTTGCCATTGATATCGACGTTCTGGACCAGCAGGTCGCCGTGGCCGTGGGTGAGGTCTTCCAAGAGAAGCTCGGGCAAACGGAACTCATTCGCATTGGCAAATCTCCCAAAGCCTTGTATCTGTATCGCACGCTGGAACCCTTCAGCAAGATATCTCTGCACCCTATTGAGATCCTCGGCGCTGGGCAGCAGTTCGTGGCCTATGCCATCCACCCGGAAACCAGCCAGCCCTATACATGGCCGTTCTCAGCCCCGCACGAAACCCCGCTTGACTCGTTACCGCTTGTCACCCGTGAGCAGGTGCTGGAGGCTGCTGAGGCCGCATACCAAGTCCTCCCGCCGCAGCTTCGCAAAAGGGGTCTCGGTGCCAAGGGGCAGATCGTCATCCCCGACAAGGACGCCAGAAGCTCTTATGAGGGCCTCGTGGGTACGATGGCAGCGGTTGAGGACGCTTTGCGCTACGTCCCGAATCCAGACCTCTCGTGGGACGATTGGAACCGAATTGGCATGGCCATCTACTGCGCCACCGAGGCCAAGGGATTTCACATTTTCGACGAGTGGTCACGCGCTTCGGGCAAATACAACCAGATCGAAACCAAGCAACGCTGGGATCATTACAGCAAGTCCCCGCCAACTAAGATCGGTGCTGGGTCGCTTTACTTCCACGCTCAACAGCGGGGCTGGGTTCCACCGCTTTCCATTAGCCTCAACCCGCAGAAATCTAGAGCAGCAGAGGTAGACCTTAGCTCGCTCAAGGAAGTTCGTAAGTTTTACCCCAAGAGCACCCGCGAGAACTTTCCACACGAGTGGTTTCAAAGCTCCTCGCTGGTCGGGCGCGTTACCCGATGGATCAATGCCACCGCGCAGCACCCGCAGCCCACGTTCGCGCTGATGAATGCTCTTTGCATGTTCGGTGCGCTCTTTGGCCGGCGCTACGCTATGGCCCAAATAAACACCCGATGTAACCTATTTGCGATTGCGGTCGCTAAGCCCGGTGCCGGTAAGGACCATAGCCGCCAACGCATCAAGGAACTCTTGATGAAGGCCGGTCTCAACCAAGTCATCTGCGGCGACCGCTTCAGCTCGGGCGTGGCTATCCTGCGCACCCTGTTTGATTACCCGTCACGTATCTCGCACCTTGACGAAATGGGCCTGTATCTTCAAAGCCTAACCGCCAAAAACGCTGCCTCCCACCAGCGCGACATCATCAAAACTCTGCTTGAGGTCTACTCCAGTAGCAGCGGCCTTTATCACGGGCAGGAATACGCCAACCCGAAAGAAAACCAGCGGCTCGACATTCAGCAACCTAACTTCAACTTCTTCGGCACCACTACGCCACGCACATTGGTCCCGGCGCTAAACTTTGACATGGTTGATAACGGCACTTTGAGCCGTATCCTGCTGGTGCCTCCTTTTGAGGAGTACCCCAACTCGCAGCTACCGGAGATGTGCCCGCCGCCTGAAGACATTGTTAAAGACTTGCTCGACTCCGTAAGCGTGATTCCAAACGGCGCTGGTAACTTGGCCAACATCCCGTCAATTCCGAATGCAGCCGTCGTGCCGATCATTGTGGATTGGGAATCTGCCGCCTTTGAGGAATACAGCAAAACAAAGGAATGGCAACTTTATCAGTCGCGCAATGATGATGCGCTCTGGGTGCGCTTCTCTGAAATCATTCTAAAGATTGGCATGATCGAAGCCATTGCTCGTGACCCTTGCGCCCCGGTGTTGACGCTGGAAATCTTTAACATGGCCCACGCTCTTGCAAAGTGGTCGTTCAACTACACCGCTGACCTGCTGTACCGGGAAGTAGCTGAGAACGATATCGAAGCCGCGCACAAGAAGATCCTCAACCTGATTCGTAAGTCCGGCGTAGAAGGCATGAACGGCACTCAGCTTGCCAAGGCTTGCCAAGGCATGAAGGCTCGCGACCGTAATGAAATCCTTCAGACGCTCGTTGAATCCGGCGACGTATTGGAAGAGGTTGTTAAGAACCCCGGTGCAGGGCGCGAGCGCAGGGTCTACAGGGTTAGGGCTAGATAAAAAAATCCCCGGAGGAACTTTCGCTCGACTCCGGGGCAACGTCTCTCAGGGAGACGATCTCTAGGAGAAAATCAACGAGATAGCAACGGGCTGAAGTCTACCCCCTCGGATCTTGGTTTGCAAGCCATGACACGTACCACAGGGTCTTCCGGGCATCCTGCTCCACAGCATCCTTGTGCCCCAGCCTCCACAGGTACGCCACCGACGTACCCTTCAAGAACCCGCGCCACTCGTCCTCGGTCAGCATCGACCGGATGGCATCAATACACTCAATGTCACCCTTCTTGTAGTGACTTGGATTTACCGGATCGCTTGGCCTTGCGTTTAGCGTGGCTGAGTTTGGCCATGCGTTGGTAGTGCGCCTTAGGTCGTCGCTTTTTTGCTCCCGTAGCAGCGCTTCCACCTCTGCTTCCGATAGTCGCCAAGTATTCTCTGATGGCATCTTTATTTCCTTCCATGTCTAACTGACTCCAACTCTAATTTCAACGTAATGATCTCTCGTTCCAATACCTCAGCCTGAATCCACAAGCTCTTTGCGCGGATGTCAGTTAACGCCTGATGAACTTGCTGGCTTTGCGATTGCCCGTAACCCCACGGGGCCGCTGCCATCTCATTTTTCCACGCGCCCGGAGGCGACTGATCGTCAATCATGGCACATGCCCTCCACGGTTTGAGTAACCCTCTCAATGACGTTATCCCACGGGGAAATCATGTTGTCCCTCGGGAAGATTTGTACGCTTGGATACCACAGGCTACGCCCCTCGCGGGTATTGCCCCAGTACCAGAGCTTGTTGGCATCCATCAGCAACACCGGCACGCCCAGTGCGCCAGCCAAATGCACCGTCGAGCTACTGATGGCAACGATGACATCACACAGCTTGCAGAGCGCCGCTAATCCCTCAAAGTCCTTGTACAGGTCCACCGATGCCGTGCGGATCTTCGTCCCATACTTCTCGTTGAAGTGGTCCACCGCACGCTTGTCGCTGCCGTATTGCAAATTCACCACGTTCACATCTAGCGCCATCACCGGTAGAAGCTGTGCTAAATCAATGCTCTTATGCGGGCCAATCTTCGGCGCAGCACTCACCCACGATAGCCCCACCGTGAGCTTGTTGGGGTCGAGCTTTAACTCCTCGCGGTACTTCTCTACAAGGCTCTCATCCGCTCGCAGAAACTTGCGGGCCACATAGTACTCAATGTCTTCCAGCTTATTGATGAACGACCGCCCGATGCTGGCGAAGGGAATCTGTGCGGTATGCAAGTCCGACTTCACCTGATCAATGCTCGACATGAAGTGCACATCTGGCATCGAGCGGCTAAAAATCGAAATCAATCGCGGGTCCACCATCGCCGTCACGTAATCCGCTCGCTTGCGAATCGCCGGGATCAATGAGCCGTAAATGATCTGATCGCCAATGCCCTGCTCACCCCACACCAGCACCGACTTGTGCTCGCTGCCTACGGCCCACTGGGGCTTCTGTGTCACGAGCTTGCGACTCTTGAATCGCGCACTGTCCCATCGCTTCTCATACAACGGCCAGCCTGTTTCAAAATCATTCAGCTGCAATGACAGCAACCCCAGAATCCAATTCGCATTAGCATCATCCGGGGCCAGTTCGTTGGCTTTCAAGAAGTCCTCTTTGGCAAGCTCCCAGCGCCGCATCTCCCAATGTGCAGCCCCGCGCTGAATGTGAGCGTGCAAGTAGTCCGGCTTCAGCTTCAGCGCCGCCGTAAAGTCTTCCACCGCAGCGTCGTACTTCTGCTGCTCGCTCTTCACGATGCCACGGTTCACAAGATCATCTGCCGTCAACTTGCCGCGCTTCTCAGCAGCGTTGTAATACTTCTCTGCCTCAGCAAACTCGCGCTCTATCTGAAGCAAGCGGGCCTTGGCGCGATACGCCACCATGTCTTTCGGGTTCAGCGAAATCGCGTAATTGCACAGGTCCATAGCCTCGGCGTACTTGCCGGCTTGAAACTTAACTTCAATCTGCTGAATTACTTTTTGATGCTTGATCATATGATCGACGCCACTGCCATCCACTCTTTACCGTAATCCACTTCGCACCAGTCCTTAAACCAAGGGCCACCCCGCGTGAAGTGCACCGCAATGGGGTCTGGCTCGTCTTTCGACGTATACCACCCCTCAAGGTAGTTGTAGGTAATCGGCAGATCGCCAATCAGGTAGTCATCGAGCCACTCAAACCTGTGAAGATACATGCCCGTAGCAATGTTCACCACCTCTGGTGTCAGATGCTTAACTGCTTCATGCTCGCAATTGAGAAACATGAAACTCGACCAGTTTTTGCGGGGGTATTGATGCTGCGCCTTGTTATCCATCTTGACCGTTTCGGTCGGCCTGTAGTCGTGCTTTACAAGCATGCACGCTTTTGTCCGGTCGGCGTAGCCAAGCAATCCCGCGATGTCCCCCCGGAAAAGAAAATCGCAGTCGCAAAACACGGCCCAGCCGGAATACCCCGCGAGATATGGAGTCAGAAACCGCGTGAAGCTGAATTCCGTCGAAGAGAGCGCATCGATCTCACGCCAATAGATGCCCTGCTTTCGCAAATCGTCCTGTTTTATCGGAACGATGTCTAAGGGAATGGAACTCGTTATCTCCAACGACTTCTTACATACCTCATATGCAATGTCTTCTCGACTGTCGTAGCCGATAAATACTTTAAGCACTGAGGAAAGTCTCTTTGCGGGCTGGGCCTTTGTAATGAAGTATTCGGGGAACATCTCCGTCAACAAGACGGTCTGGGAGGCACGCATATTCCTTCTCCTCGATCTCGCCCACAAGCTCCGTATACAGCATGCGCGAGTACACCTTCAGCGCTTCTTGATCGCCATACCACGAGCGTAAGTTCTGATCCATGAACCCCATCAGAATCGTCATGCACTTCCACGCATGGTAATTGCTCGTAATCGTCGCGCAGCCCAAATACGGGTACAGCGTGCCAAGCGGAATGCCGTGGTACTTCTTGAATACACCGCCTCGCTGCTCGCCATTAAACCCAGCATCCCGGTCAAACGAGCGGCGGCAGAACACAATCTCTCGCTCGCCCAACACCGCAGCCGGATCAACCGGCAATACAAAAAGCATATCGGTGTCAATGTACATCGCCGGCTGCGTGATCTTCGCCTCCGCAAATGCTCTCGTGCGCCAGTACATCATCTGCGCTGGGTCGCCCTTGGAATACTTGTAATCATCCACGCCCTCGACCTTCGGCGTGGCATCGTCTGTGCACATCGTAACGTGAGCATCCGGCATCACGGCCTTCAACGAAGCCACCATCTTGCTCGGGAACGCTATGTCAGCGCCGACATGGAAAAACACAAAGCGGCTCATTCCTCTGTCCTCACTTTCAACATAACGTCGGCCACCTTGTAGCTGTTGCGAGCCAGTTCCCATACGTTGGGATATGACCCGCCCACTTCACCGGCCAACTGTCCTTGCATCGCTGCTGCTGCGAAGTAATCGCGTAGCTCCATGCCATACGCTGCCTTATCTTCATTAGAGTCGCTCATTCTTCCTCCAGCGGGTCTTTCAACATCACAACCGTTGCCGTCGGGGACAGCCCAGCCATCTTGCTCAGTGCATTCACGCAATCATTAATCGCTTGCTCGCGGATCAACACCGCCAACTTGCAAATGATCTGCGCGTTGTTCTTCGGGGCTACCGGCCCCAGCATGTCAAACTCTCGCGCCGTCTTCTCCACAAACGCCCAATCAAAGTGATCTAAATTCCCTTCTGGGCCAATCTTGCACCAGACCTCTTCCTTGGTTTCGGTTGCCGGATTTGCAAGGTAATCAAAATCTACCTCGCTGCTGATTGAACTGCTGTCGGTCATACTAAATCCTTTTTAATCACTAACATTTGTGGGTAATACGAAAATTCAAGAATCGGCCCGCGAGCGTCAACGATCCTCATTAGCGCATCCATCATGTCCATAATGGTCTTGCGATCGTTGACTGCCTTCGGGTCAAAGTGCTGACGAAATTGCTTCGTGTACTCAAGGTTGTACGTGCAACGCAAATCCTCAATAACGTAATAGCCGCCCGGTCTCACCCAGTCCCAACATTTCTCAAACATCGCCACAATTTGCTCTGAAATGTGCGAGGCATCGTCAATGAACATGTCAAAACAAAATTCTGGGGCTTGCATCTTGATCGGGTCTTCCACCACGATATGCACGTTCTTCAAATCCTTACAAAGATCCGCGCACTCTGGGCGAATGTCGTAGCCGTAAATCGTGGAGCTTGGCAGGTAGTTGGCCAATGCGCGCAAACTAGCGCCACAGGCTACGCCGGCTTCGGCAATGTAAAAATTACAATCCTTTCGCGGCATGCCTTCAGAGGCAATCAAGCGGCCCAGCAGTCGCTCATATACTTCTGTGTAGCGGTGCTTAATTGTGCCCTTATCGCTGCCGTAGAGATCGCACAGGCCCGTCAGCGTCATCTCTTGAAGGTTTACTTCGCCCGTGTCCGGCACATACTCCTCGGGCTTCACAATATCAAGATAGCGGCGCACGCCCCCTCGGGCCATTAGGTCGTTCATGATTCTACCTACCACTTAATGCCGTTTTCTTTTAACGTGTCATTAAAACGTGTTAATGATTTGGCCGGTTCGTTAACATGACCCCTCGCACGGATGGCATTAGTCACACCACTCGGACATGACTCACAGGTTGGCTCATAAGATTCGGCAACCAAAGCACACGCCTCCCGCTCAACTGCGGCAACGAGGGCGGCGAAGTGTGCAAGGTTTTGAATGACGTAACCATCAGTCACCCATATCTCTTGTTCTTTCGTGACGCTGGAACTGAACCCAGCCTCTTGCGCCAGTCGGATGATGTCGTCGCGGGTCACGACCTCACCCCATAGTACTTCCCCACCAACTTAAACGCGTCAATGTGCTGCTTCAGTTCGGCTACGTCTTTGGCTTTATCAAGATGAAAAATGGTAATGTTCTTGCCCGCCTTGCGATCTTTGTAGTCCTGTTGCAAAGACTTCAGCGTGCGTTTCAATTCCGCTGCCGTGATCTCTTCCAGTAATTCACAATTGATTTCAAATTTCATAAGCCCTCACCAGTAATCGCCATACTTGCAGTTCGTTTGTTTGCCATGCGAGCACCGATAGTTCGGCGGCGGCACTTGTCGCCATTCGCGGTAGATATCACTCTTCCAATTTTGAATCAGTTTTCTCAGCCAGTTCATTGTGATCTGTCCTGTCAAGTTCGATTTCGAGTAAGCGTATTTCGCGCTGCTTTGCCTGTATTTGGCCCAACAACTGCTCGACCCTTGTTAGTTTGCGTTCGTGCCTTGTAACTCGCTCGTCAGGAAATACGTCGCCCTTCTTCAATGCCATCGCACAACTCCTTAATAAGCCGCTGCATTCGGAATGTTTTCATGCGCTCTTTACGCGCTTCAATCCACCGCAGCGTCTCCTCTACACGCGCCTTGCGGTGCGCTCGAACTCGCATAAAGTGACACCGCCCACGATGCTCCGTGTTGCATATGGGACACAACACCGTTTTCTTCGGGGGCAACCCCCACATTTCTCTAAAGTTTTTGTTCAAAGCACTTTCGATAAAAAGTTATTAAACATTCGCAGCGTTGACTCTACTTGCATCGCCATCTGCTTTGATTGCTCATACGCCGCTCGCTCCGCAGCCTCCTTTATCTCCGCATACTCGCGGTAACCACGATCCAACTCTTGACACTCTTGCTCTCTGTCCATGTGCGTTCCTCCTACAAAACACTATTGGTCAAACGGCTTGCTTAGGTTACGCCCCGCCGATATAAGACGCAACCCCCTTGTGCGCGCAATTATTGGGCTACAAATTGCACCAACGACTGAGGTAACAATAGGGCGGTCTTTCCGCTCTGTCGGGGGTACACCAGAATATGCCCTGCAAATTGAGTCGAAAGCAGCAGGGAGGCGTTTGCCACCCCCTTCTCCACCCCCTCGAAGTCGTCCAAGACAATCACGGCATCGCGGGACAAGTTCGCCATCAAATTCGCGTCCTCGTTGCCCAACCGCCCGTCGATATAAAACAGGTCTACCTTCACGCTCCGCTCAAGCAGGGTCGTAAACATCTGTGTCGAGGTTTGCTTCGGAAACTGCTCAACCGCCCCTCCGTATAGGTCGGGCAACTTAATATCGTTTGAGGCATCGCAGGTATAGATCACCCCGCCGCTCATGCCGTCTGCCATCGCCCTCGTCGAGCGTCCGATATATGTCCCCACTTCGGCTATCACCTTGGGCTTGAAGTACCGCACAATACCGCGCAACTCCGCGCAGTCCTCGTCGCCCAATGAGCCTGTCTTGTAGTCGGCTTGGGCAACTAACTCCTCGTCGCTACGCAAAATGTAGGGCGCAATCTCCTTCGATAGCACCGCCCAAATTACAGGCGAAAACGTCATACGGTTAATGCGAATCGGAGTCATGCGCTATCCCTCGCGGCAAACGACTCCTCCAACTCCCACTCCTCAAACTCGCGCTGCAAGTCCTCCATCCTCATGTTGCCAAACCCTTGAAACCCAAACTCCATATAGTCCCGCAGCAGCGAAATACCGTTGCCGCTCATAATCGTATCCACCCGATCATCCACAAGCCGCCCAATCATCTTCTCGCGCCGCTTGCTCGTAAACGGGTCGGGAATGTCCTCCTTCAGGACATAAGCGTTATCCACCCACACCGCCGTCGCTTGGAAGTTCTCTGCCATCGCGCCCGTCTCTGCCGTGATTGCCTCTGCAATCTCCGTTGCCGTTGCGCTATCGGGATCATCTACCCCGTCAAACTCCAAGCAGACCGTTACTCTGTATTTGCTCTTAATCACGTTACACCTCGCTCGTATGATCGTTTTCTAGGTAATCCAATGCCGCCTCATGCAGACGGTCGCGTTCTGTTTCGTTGCTTGTGTAATACAAGATGAAGTTATCCAACACCTCCAGATGTTGCGGCAGGGGGAGTGTTACCCCGCCCGATACCTTCCAGACGGGTTCAGATCGCTTGCCAAAGTTTGGCGGGGGAATTAGGTCGTTCATGCGGCCTCCTCAAAACTTTCTCGGTACTGAGACAAAAGTTGCTCATCGGTGTAGGTATTAAATCCACCCTTGGCAAAAAACTTCGCAGTGTCATCTTCGTAGCCTTCTGAGTTGTGGACGTACCAATCCAACTCGTAACGGGTCAGTGCTTTTATTAGGTCTTCGCGGTTCATGCGGCCTCCTCGACGCGCAAGGTTTCTTCTTCGTAGTCCTCTAAGTCATCAGTCAAATCGACGGTAAAATCCTCATGCGCTAATACATAGGCGGCATCTTCGTCTTCGGCCTCCACGCGCAAGGTTTTAACTACAGTCGCTCTGATCGTCACGTTGTAGGCTTTCATGCGGCCTCTCCTTTGATGTAAGCCTTTATCCACATACGTTCTTCGTATTCTTCTTTTAGTTGCTCGTCGGTGTATTTCTCAAAACCGCAGAATCCTTCTCTGAGGTAATCAGCAAGCATACTGAAGTCACCGTGAGCGGCATCCTCGCGGATGCTTTCCAGTAGATCATCAACTAACGCATCAACTAATTCATCGCGTGTCATACGGCCTCCTCAGCAAAGCGGTCGCGGTATTGATGGGCTAACTGTTTGTCGGTGAGTTCGCCGTAAGCGGGCCAATGCATCCCGTTCCGTAGCCGGTAAATAATCCATTGTTCCGCACCGGCCTCGAAAATGTCGTTTAAGTGGGCCTGTACCAGTTCGTCGATCATTTGTTCGCGTGTCATCTTGCTATCTCCTACGAAATGACGGGCAAAGTGCTTACCCGCTTATCAGTTGTGAATAACGCACCGGCATCGTTGCCCTCGTCATCCGCAGAGGGCCATACCAGTACGCCGTTGTCGAGTTCGATTACTACGCTTCTGCCGTACCAACCCAGATGCTCCGCTTCGCTTGAGTGCAAATATCGGACGGCTTTGATCTTGCGGCCCACCAGTACCAAAGCGGCTTGCTTCTCCCAATGTGGGACTACTTGATCGTGAGGAATGGTGTTCATGGCACTTCTCGCTCCTCTGCACCGCCCTCGTAAGCCTCAATCGCGTCGAAAACCATCCACTTAGTAATGTCAATGTTTCCGCGAATGATCTCGTCGGTGATGTAGTCAGCGATATACGCCGCCATACGTTTTTTCTCTAATTCGCTCATTGTTAGGTTTCCTGTTTGTTGGTTTGTGTTTCGTCAGTCAACTCAAATTCGCTGCCCTCGCAATACGGGCATACGTTTCCTTCAAATATCGTTATCCATCGGTTCCCAATGCCGTAGTCAATCACTTCCCTATCGTGAATGTATTGCGGCTCATCGAACGTCTCTTTACATTCGTTGCATTGGTACATGGCGCACCTAAATGGCGCAGTCGAATTGCGCGCTAATCAGTTTGTATTTCCATCCCTGCAAGTCAGATTCGCAGTCGTCGCCGTTCTCCTCGTCAAAGCCGCCGCAGAACCCCATACCGGCCTCGAAATACACGGCTTCCACGCGCCACTCTGTTTCTTCGTGCAAGTATTGATATAGCGCAATCGGCGGCGACCATGCGGTATGAAAGCAAACGGTTAGCGTCTTGTCGTCTTCGTCAAGTTCGATGCCCCATGCGGTCATGGCATCCCACTTGGTTCCCCAGTTAGCACACCGCCAGTCATACCACCCCTCACCCTCAAGCAATTCGGGCGGGGTCGGGCGCAAGTAATCCAACGGCCTCCCCTTTTGCTTTTGCTCGTCGCCGTTTTGTATCTTCAAAAATTCATTTCGCAATTCCCGTATCTTGTCCAAGTCGGGATGGGTAAACGTCGCTTTGTTTTGGCAGTAATTTGGCATTGTCGTATCTCCTAGTTGTTCGTTTGATCGTTTGTCTTTTTCAACTCGTCGCCGCACTTCTCACAATAGAAAGCCTTAAACGGCTCACCATCTAAGTCGGCGTAACATTGGCTCTCCGTTTCCCACTTATTGCAGCGAGTACAGAGAATTTTCCACGGGGGCGTTGAATACTGTTTGAGTCGTTGCAGATTCATACATCCCCCCGACAGTCCCACTCGTGATAAGTGTCCACTTCTTCGGGTTCGCCCGTTGCCTTCGAGATCACTTCACGATAGCGGTCAAAGTCCATCGCGTATAAGTCGCCGTCTGCATTCAGTACGTCAAGCAAACAGGCCAACAGTTCGGGGGCGGCACTAATGAGCCGTGCGTTAGCCGCATCCTCGTCGGCGTTCCATCCGTGAGTGACTGAACAAACAGGGTAAAGCGTTGTGCCGCCGCGCTCCAATCGGGTGCGCCCGTTGCCAGAAAATATGCTGCCTTCGCCGTTGCCTTCGCCAACGTGCCACGGGGCGGGAGTGTGCTTGTTCATGCGGCCTCCACATTGAATCGGTAAGCCGTCATCTTGGCGTGCAAGTCCGTCAGTCGTTGCCGGTCGGCTTGGTATTGATCGGCCAGTTTGAGTGCATACGTTCCGCCGTCGTGCCGGTGCATCTTTTCGGCGGCGTGTAACTTGGTCATCCGCAGTTCAATGGCCTCTATTGCGAGTGCCAGTTCGTCTTGGTTGATGTTCATGGACGCACCCCTAGCACCTCAATCGCGGCCAAAAAGTATCCGTCCCATGCGGAAAAAGACTCTGAATCATTCAATGCTTTGCGCCAATGGTTGCGAGTACGTTCGATGCGCTCAGGCAACTCATCAGCCGTAAAATAGTTTTCTTGTAAGCACTCGAGTAAATAGTTGGCCTCATGCAAGGCTTCTTCTTTTTCGTAATCGTATGTTCCTGTGAAATCGGTGGTTAACACTTGTGCTACTCCTAGTTGTGCTTTCTGTAGTTCGGCGGGTTAGCAGTCCCCGCCATTGGATAGTTACACAAGCCGCTTGTGCTTGCAACAGTCCCAACATTAAGTTTTTGTAATGTTTGATTCCAGTTCCGCTATCCGTTGCCGTAATTGTTCATTCTCAATTCGCAGGGCTTTGTTTTGTGCCAATGCCGCGCCTAGTGGATCAACGAACGCCATACCGATTCGGTATTTCGTCCCATGCTTTTCTACTTTGCCGCGCAGGACATACCGCTCTAACGATTGACGGGCAGATGAAACGTCGCCCTTGACCGCCGCTCCGAATAGTTCCGCAGCCTTGGTATGCACCTCTTTAACCGATACAGGATCGGAGAACGTCGCCAATGCTTCGATATATAGGGACACATTCGCCATGATTTAGACTCCAATAGTAGTGACTAGGGTGAAACGTGACATTGTCATATTAGTAAGTATGACGGGGTGAAGCATATCACGGTTGCCATTGTGCCTTAATGAATATGTATATGGTTAATAGTTCGTACTTTTAAGAAAAAAATATGCTCGTTAAGAAAAAATTATTCGTCTATAAGTCGTTGATCCACAAAGGTTGTTTTTGTTTTTTACAAGCAATTTGCATTTAATTCTTTCAATTTTTATGACAGAGGCAAACAGACAAAAGAGGGCGGCGCAGGGGGGGGGAGAGAGAAAGAAAGGGAGTAAGTAAAGAAATAAAAAAAAGAAGAAAATATATATCTCTACTTACACCCTTATGGATCAACGACTTACGAGTGAGGCAATTTTGTTGCGCGATAATTAGTTCAATTAGTTCATAAATGTGATGAAATCGGCTTGCTTAGGCATCGAATAGGCCTATATACTTTGCTTGGGCAACGGGCTAACCATAGGAGCGCGTAAACGTGACAGAGAAGCCGCCAGAGGCAACGAACAAGCAGGGGCGCGGGGTAGGTAGCGGGGTAGTCGAGAAAGCCGCTCAGAACGCCCTAGCGGGCCAGGATGGTGTTGTAGTGGAGCAGAACACTAGGTCAGTAATCCATAAAAGACCAGACAATAGGCAGCACCCAGATGCCTCAGTTGCCCAGACAGTCGCTCAGATGGTGTTCGCAGGGATGCCACAAGAGACTATCGCCCGTGTCCTCAAGGTATCGCTCGACACGCTTCACACTCATTACAAGCATGAACTCGACACGGGACAAGCAAGCATGGTGAACGACATAGCCCAAAGTCTCGCCCAACGTGCGAAGGGGGGATCAGACACGGCTGCTATCTTCCTGCTTAAGACACGGGGAGCCGGTAAGTTTACGGAACGTAATGCGCTCGAACTAACCGGCAAAGACGGCGGCCCTATCGAGATCGCGCAACGTACCGAAATCCTGCAAACAGTCAACGGACTATTAAGCAGGGGGATCACGATAGACGGGGAAGCAGAGCCGCTAGACTGAGCGCAAAAAAAAGGGGGAGACAATCCCCCCCCCTATATAGTCTCGAATTGTGGCGCGGCTTAGGCGGCTTCGGCGGCTTCTTCGGCGGCTTCTTGCTTGCCCGTGAGCAGTTCGGCGGCTTCACGCGCAAGGCTCGCGGCTTTGAAAATTGCTTTCTTGTCTTGCTTGAGTACCGCTAGCCAGTTATTGAGATATTGAGCATGGTCAACTCGCGGTTCGTTAGATATCCCTAAACTAGCGCAGCAAAAAGCCGCGCCCAATTCTGCGACCAATTCCTCGAAAGCATAGGCATGGGTTCCAAAGCCGTTCAAAAGTTTTCGGTCTAATCGTGACTCATGGCCTGTCCAATGGACTAACTCATGGGCCAATGTGGAGTAGTAACATTCCGTCGCGCTACTGGTCGCCGTTGCCGTGAATAATTGCTTTTCCGGCATCTTGATAACGTCAAGCATAGGCGAGTAACAGGCTCGCGGCTCCATGGAGTGCCGGATATTCGCGCTAGTATTTTTGGCCCATGCTTCGACACGCTCAATAGTCTCGACTTCGTTCTTGTTGTCGTCTGCAACAATGCTTCGGCATCTTTCTGCCAATGGCCCGTCGACTTGATCGGCATTAAATACATTGAAGTATTTGAGCATGGGAAAAACAGACTTCTTCCCCGTTTGCTTGTCCTCTTTTTCAAGTTTAGTAAAAAAGACAACGATGCTGCTCTTTTCCCCTTTCTTAACTGAACATCCGGCGGCTTGCCATTGCTTGAAAGAAGCAAATGCGGATGACTCGAACGGCGTGAAATTTAAGAGAAGACTATTGATGCCACGATAGTTGCGAGCCGTTGTTGCGTTGTAAGGACGTAGCGCGTTGCGTTTTTTATTGAAGGGGTTAGTCCAATTCTTGCCGGACGATTCCATTTGTTGGATGACTTTATCGGTGACTGATTGGTACAGATCGAATGTTGCCATGTGTGCTATTTCCTAGTTAGTTATCGGACGCGACTATAATAGGCGCAAGCCGCTAGTGCTGTGATAGTATTTTGTTGCAGACGTAAAAAATAGTTCAGTAGCATTTCGTTGCGGATTGTTACGGCAAGAATGTTGCAGATCGTTGCGGGGAATATGTGCGGGGAATGGTGTCGGGATGCAATGCGCGAATGATTCGCAAACACGCTAGAGACTCCCTAACAGGCGCAAATGAGAATCAATAGCAGGTAGGCTAGTGGGGGAGAGCGCAAAAACGACGGCGGGGCAACGGGTCCCATCTGCCTAATCCACCTTCAAAGCACAGTTGCAAAAACAAGAGCACTACCCCCTTGTGCTGAAAATATGCTAGGGTCCCATCTGGTATCTGGCGGGATGCGCCCGCAGCGACTGGGAGGAAGCTGAAAGGGGGACGCCCCTGCATCAATAAGGCAACGCCCGCCCCAGCACACAGGCCACACGGATGTTGTGGATCGCGGCCTCCCGGCAGGATAATCCTGCATACCGATGGTTTTCACATGGAGAGATGTATGGCAAAGCAAGGTTTATACGCAAACATTCACGCCAAGCGCGAGCGGATCAAAGCAGGGTCCCCCGAGAAGATGCGCAAGGTAGGGTCCCCCGGAGCACCGACGGCCAAAGCGTTCCGCGAGTCAGCAAAGACCGCCAAAAAGCGTTAATTTATGCCTGCTCCCGCTCAAGGGACCCCGCCGCCGCTGGATCTTAACGACCCGCTGATTAAGGAGCTAAACAAGCTCCCAACAGAAGATTTGCTGGCTTACAAAAGCAGGCTGGAGTGGGCAAGCAAGCGTCATAAGCACCAGAAGCCGCCAAAAGGCGATTGGACGGTGTGGCTAATGTTGGCCGGTCGTGGTGCGGGGAAGACTCGTGCGGCAGCGGAGTGGGTATGGTGGCAGGCATACAAAGCGCCGGAAACGCGCTGGTTGGTGTGTGCGCCAACGTCTGCGGACATTCGTGATACGTGTTTTGAGGGGGATTCCGGTTTGATTCAGGTCATACCTGAGCAATTAGTATCGGAATACAACCGTTCGCTCTCGGAAATCATTCTCAAGAACGGCAGTCTTATCAAAGGCATTAGTGCGGAGACGCCCGACCGGCTACGTGGTGGGCAGTGGCATGGCGCGTGGTGCCACCCTGCTGGGACCCCGGTATTGATGGCGGACGGCAGTGAAAAGCCCATTGAGCAGATCCAAGTAAGCGATGTTGTTCAAACGCGATTTGGGCCGCATAAAGTTACGGCAGCGGGGTTGAGCCAGAATCCGGCTGATTGGGTAACGCTTTCTTACGGCATCGGAAGTGCTCTAACGGCAACGGCTGACCATCCTGTGCTAATCAATGGCGCATTCAAGCCGGTCTCTGAAGCCAAAGTAGGAGATGAAGTAACCCATTACATTTACGGCAGGACAAGAATTACGCAGATAATTAAGACGCCAGCGTATGGTGCGGTTTATAACCTGACGGTTGATGTTGTAAACGAGTACGTTGCCGGTGGGGTCGTGGTGCATAACTGCGACGAGCTGGCTGCGTGGCAGTACGATCAGGAGGCGTGGGACATGATTATGTTCGCGCTGCGGCTTGGCAAGCATCCACGCATAGTTGCCACCACTACTCCTAAACCTAAAGCCCTTATCAGGGACCTTGTGGAGCGCGACGGGGCGGATGTGCACGTTACCAGAGCCTCCACTTACGAGAACATTGCGAATCTAGCGCCGACTTTTCAAGCGCAGTTGCTCAAATTTGAGGGCACGACGCTTGGAAGGCAGGAAATTTACGCCGAAGTCCTGAACCCGGAAGAGCAGGGGATCATCAAGCGCAATCAAGTGCAGCTTTGGCCGGCTAAAAAGCCGTTGCCGAGGCTAGAGCACATTGTGATGAGCTTGGACACGGCCTTTACGGAGCACACGCGGGATAAGAAAACGTCTGATTCGGACCCTTCGGCGTGTGTGGTGCTGGGTTTGTTCCACGAAAACGAGAAACCGAACATTATTTTGCTTGATTGTTGGGAAGATCGGCTGGGGATGCCGGATTTGATCAAAAAAGTAAAGCGTGAGATGGAGGTTTACTACGGCGACGATGAGCAAAAGCCGGTGATTAAGCCGATGTTTGGGCCATCGCGGATGATTAACGCGGGTCGCAAGCCCGATACGATTGTGATTGAGGACAAGGGCAGCGGAATTAGCTTGCGGCAGATGCTTTCGCGTGAGGGGATCATTGCGCACGCTTATAACCCCGGAAAAGCATCCAAACTCACCCGATTACACATGGTTTCGCACCTTTTTGCCGCCGGGATGGTGTGGTTTGTGGAGTCGGAGAAGCGAAAAGGGCAGATTCGCTCGTGGGCAGAGCCGCTTTTGTATCAACTTTGCTCGTTTTCGGGTGAGGGGACGATCAAGCACGACGATTTGATGGATGCTTGCACGCAAGGTTTACGTTTTCTAGCGGACCGCGATATGATAAGTGTGAGTAAGCCTAAGCCATTGCAGCCGAGGCTCATTGTGAACGAGCGCCCGAGGGGAAATCCGTATGGCATCTGAGCCGAACGAAATAAGCGAAGCCCAAGAAGATCTGGGTGAGATGTTTGAGCTTCCGGAGGAAGTTGCGGACGTTGAGGACACCGAGGACGGTGGGGCGATTGTTCGTTTTGGCGAAGATGAGGGGGAGCCGCTGGGGGAGAGCGAGTTTTATGCGAACTTAGCCGAGTCGTTGCCGGAAGGCGACATGGACGCGGTGGCTCAGGACTTTCTGAACCTGATTTCCAAGGACAAGGAAGCGCGGAAGAAGCGGGATGAGCAGTACGAAGAAGGCATCCGCCGAACCGGATTGGGTGATGATGCACCGGGCGGCGCTCAATTTCAGGGCGCAAGTCGGGTTGTGCACCCCATGCTCACTGAAGTCTGCGTGGACTTCTCTGCCCGCGCTATTAAGGAAATTTTCCCAGCCGAGGGACCCGCCAAAGACAGCATCATAGGCGACGAAACGGCGGAGAAGGTGGCGAAAGCCCAGCGCAAGACGCGGTATTTGAACTGGCAGATGACCCAGCAGATGCCGGAGTTTCGGGCGGAGTTGGAGCAGTTGCTCACTCAGGTGCCGTTGGGTGGTGCGCAGTATTTGAAGCTCAGTTGGGACCCCAACAAGAAGCGCCCGGTGCCGCTCTTCATTGGCATCGACGATATTTACTTGCCGTATGCGGCAACGAACTTTTATTCGTCCGAGCGCAAGACGCACGTTCAGTACGTGACGGAAATTGAGTATTTGCAGCGCGTGCGTTCGGGCATGTACCGGGATGCGGATTTAGCGCCGACGACGGCGGACCCGGATGTGTCGAAGTCGGAGAAGGCCAACAACAAGATTGAGGGTCGCGACGACGGCGCGTATGACGTTGACGGGTTGCGGACGATTTTTGAAATTTACGCCATTACCGATTTGGAAGAGGAGTACGGGTTAGCGCCGTACATCATTTCGGTGGACAAGACGAGCGGTAAGGTGCTCTCCATTTATCGCAACTGGCGTGATGGCGATGAGACGATGGAGGAGATGCAGTGGATCGTTGAGTTCCCGTTTGTGCCGTGGCGCGGTGCGTACCCGATTGGTATCCCGCAGATGATTGGCGGTATCTCGGCAGCGGCGACGGGGGC